CGCGTTCCGCAACCTGCGTCGGCAGTACGGCGCAACGCTGAACGTCATCAGCAAAGCCTGCCCCGACGCCGATGCGTTGAAGGCGGTCATAGACACCTGCACTTCGCCAACGCTGCCGAAGTGGTTCAACGGGGATGTAGCAGCGCACTGGGCCGAAACCTCGGTCTTACAGCCAACCCAAAGGGGTTAACCACATGTACCCGAACGTAATCAAGGTCACCGTCCTGTCCGCCACTGTCGATGAGCGCGGCGGCAGCTTCAAGAATGACAAGGGCGAAGAGGTGGAGTTCACCACCCGCAAGCAGAAAGCCAAGCTCGAAACGGCCGGCTTCGCCTATCCCTTCGATGTGCGCCTGGACAAGGGTCAGCAGCCCTTCCCGGAGGGTGACTACGAACTGGATGTTGCCGCGATGGCTCAGGTCAACAAGGGCGTCCTGAACCTGAGCAAGTTCACCGCGCTTCGCTCCGTCCCAAAGGTGGCGCCCCCCCGCGCCACGGCGCAGGCCTAATCCATGGCCCTGTGCGTGACCTTGACCGCCGAGGGGACGTTGATCCCCACCGGCACCCCGGTATCGGAATGCCCCGGCTACGTGCTGGTGAGTGCGGCCGAACATGGCGTGTATGAGGTCGTGCAACAGGCGCTGGCAATGCCCACGCCCGAGGAGGCCCTGAAATGGTTCACCGCGTGCGCTGGGGCTGTGATCGTGTGGTTTGTTGCAGGGCGTATCGCCGGTAGCGTCGCTGCGATGTTCAACCATTAACCGGCATCAACCAATCGAAAACTAGGAGAGAGAACATGGGTGACATTCTGACCGGCCTGAGCGCCGCTGACGCTGTCCCGGCCCTGATCGGCGCGGCCACCATCATCGCGCTGATCGGCTTCACGAAGTGGGCGGCCAAGAAGGTGGCCGGCTTCTTCGGCTGATGCCGGGTGGGGTGGGGTGGTGCTTCGGCATCACCCCTTTCCTTTTGTGACAGGGAGTGCACGTCATGATCGTGCTTGTTTTCTGCGGTTTTCTCGGCATGTGCTGCGGCATTGCCGGCGTCAAGGGGCTGGACGCATGAGGCCTATCATTGCGGCCGCGCTGGTCATCTTCGCGTGGCTTGCCCCCTCTGGCCAAGCACTTGCTGATGATCAGGGCGAAGCGTTTGCGAAGTGCCAGGAAATACTGGCTAAGCTGCCAGGGTCAGTTAAAACGTTGATTAGCTCTCGCTGTGATAACACCCCTACGGGTCCCGGCAGAGGCGTCTATAAGGCTAAGTACACGTTCCGACTGGATAACGGCGAGCCCTCATCTGGCAATAGTCAGTCAGGCCCTGATTTCAACTACAGCGGCATGTGTTCCGCGCGCCCCGAGGAGCTCGGCTGGAAGGGCGGCAGCACTGCTGCAACGGTAAACGCATGCCATAAGGGATGCATGTACGAGAGCTCCCTGGACGCTAGCGGCGTGGGCGGCTTTAGCTTCGCGCCTACCGGTGCAACCTGCAAACAGTCCGATGCTCCTGAACCCACTCCGGCAACGCCGGGCGGCGGCGATAACGGCGGCGGCACCGGCAGCGAGACCGGTGGCGGCAACCCCGGTGGTACCCCGGGCGACGGCAACGGCGGCGGCAACCCGGGCGGCGGCAATGGCGGTGGAAACGGCAATGGCGGCGGGAACGGTGATGGTGATGGCAAGGGGGATGGTGACGGTAAAGGTGATGGTGACGGCAATGGCAACGGGAATGGCAATGGCAATGGGAACGGGGGAGGGACTGCCCCAGGCAACGGCGACGGTGATGGTCCCGGCAAGCCCACATCACCCGAGGGCCAGCTGTACAAGAAGAGCACCAAGACGATGGACAGCGTCGTCAAGTCGTTTCGTGAAAAGGCCGAAAGCACCGATGCCGTCAAGGGCATCAAGAAGTTCATGACGGTTCCCAGCGGCGGCAGCTGCCCTACGTTCACGCTGGCAGCCTCCAAGTGGTGGAATGCCATGTCCTACGCGGGGCATTGCTCGGGCGACTTCTTGGCCCTGTTGCGGGCCTGTGGTTATGTGATTTTCGCGATTGCGGCCTATGCGGCCATTCGCATCGCGCTGACATGAGGGAAGGGGCATGAAAGCTGGTTGGCTCGATGATCTGACGTCATGGCTGTGGAGCGTTGTCAAGCTCCTTTGGGATGCCTTCTATGACTTCATGTCGGATCTGTTCTTGCGCACGCTAGAGCAGGTATTTGCGTTGATCTTGCTGGTGCTGTCGTTGCTACCGCTGCCGGAATTCATGAGCAAGACCAGCATCGGCGAGATGCTGGCTAACGGTGGTAGCTCGGTGCTGTGGTTCGCCGATGTCTTCCAGATTGGCCCATCGATCGTGATGATCGGCGTTGCGATGGTGTTCTATCTGCTGCGCCGCGTCCTGACCGTTGGTATCTGGTAATGCTGGTATTCAACGAAGGCGTGCCGCGCGCCGGCAAGAGCTATGACGCGGTCAAGAACCACATCTTGCCGGCCCTGAAAAAGGGTCGGCGTGTCTACGCACGGCTCAACGGGCTGCGGCACGACAAGATCGCCGCGCACCTGGGCATGTCCGAAGGTGACGTGTTGCATCAGCTGGTGCTGGTTGACACAAAGGACGTTGTGACCACGTTTGCGTGCACCCAGGACGACACGGGCAAGTGGTGCATTCCTGATGACTTCAAAGATGCCTTGGTGGTGATCGATGAGGTGCATGAGTTCTACGTCAATGAGCGCAAGCCGCTTAGTCCGGCCGTAGAAAACTTCTGGGCGCTGCTGGGCCAAAACGGTGGCGATGCGGTCATCATGACGCAGTGGATTAACCGCCTTCATTCGGCGGTCAAGGCGCGCATCGAGCGCAAGAACACCTTCCAGAAGCTCACGGCGGTGGGCGCGAAATCGCGCTATCGGGTGACGTTCTTCCACACCACCTCGCCGGGCAAATTTGAAAAGGTCGGCGGCCAGACGTTGAAGTACGATCCGGCCATTTTTCCGCTGTATGACGGCTATGCGCCGGGCGCGGAAAACACCGAGGTCTATGAAGAAGGCGGCAAGAGTGTATGGGCCGCCATGGCGATGAAGGCCCTGATTTTCGCCACTGTCGGCGCTGTCGGCCTGTATTTCTTCCTCGGCTTCTTCAAGAAGGGCCAGCCCGATGCGGCCGAACATCCGCCTGTCAGCCAGGCGCACGGGAACGCCGATGGATCCGCCGCGGCGGCTGCAAGGGCAGGGCACGCCACTGCCGGGGCAGGGGCAGGGGAAATAGCGGTGCCGGTCGTCAAGCCCGCCCCCTATGCCGAGCTGACAGCCGAGCAACGCTACATTGCCGAGCTGGGCGACCGCTCTCGCATCCGCGTTGCCATGCTGGTCCAGATCGAGGGCGTGAGCCGTGCATGGCTGCAATGGGTGTCCAACGACAGCAACGAAATCATCGAACAGCTGGACATGGCCCAGCTGCAGGCGCTGGGTTATGAGGTCACCGTCGAGTCTTACGGCGTGCGTCTGGCTGCGGGCAAACAGGTCATGGTTGCCACTGCATGGCCCTACACGGCCCCTGTGCGCGAAAAGGATGCCCGCCTATACAACCTGTCCGGTGACGGCGCTGGCGCTGCGACTGCGAGCGTAGCGAGTGGGCGTGGCGCTGGCGCCGTTGTCCAGGGCGGAAACACCGGGGCCATCATTGCCGTGCAGAAGCGACCGATGGGCACGTTCCCGGAGTCCGAACCTTACCCGTCCAATTGGTAACGCGTGACGAAATAGGGGGTGTAGGGGCATCGCCCCTACGGTGACGCTTCACCCGCGCTGGCGAGGCCTCGGCCCCGGTACCGGTAGGACACCCTCCACCGGATCGGCGTCGGGGCCAGCCAGCACCCCGGCAGACCGCTCTACGCGCTGCTGGGCGGCTAGGCCAAGGTCGATCACCTCGGCAGCCCCGAACGGCTGTCTCTGTCCGCCTCGCGCAGCCTCCATTAGCCGCCGCCATTCCTGAGCCTGTGCAGCTGTCAGCGACAGCCAGGCCAGATCCTCGGGCAGCAGCTCGCGGCCCTCCGGGGTGACCAGTCGGCCACCCTTAAACGAAAAACCGGCCCAAGGGCCGGTTAGTCTGCGATCACGCATTGGTCAGGCTCCATGCCCAGACAAAAGCGGGAAGCGTGGCACGAAGCGTGCCAGCCATCCCCGGACCTTCCGAACATAATATACAGAATGGGTCAGCGACCCAGCGCTAACCGCCTGAATTTGGGCGTTTTTTGCGTTTGCGATGCCCGGCATCGACACGACTACCAGCGCGGCCACCGCAGCGACCGCGCTCAGCCTGTCCGCCATTGCTCTCCACATGTTGCGCTCTACGCGTGACTCAGCCTTGGCTGCGTGGATTTCCGCAAGCCACCACGGCCCGTCCAGCTTTGCCATCGAGCACATCTCAGCGATGCGCTCATCGGGAATGGCGTAGCGCCCCATTCGCCAGCCACTCACCAGCGCACGGGTAACGCCAAGCTTCTTGCTCAGCGCGTTATCGGACGGTATCGAGCACTTATCTCGAACTATGTCAAGCAGTTTGTTTTCGAGTTCCATGGATAGCTCGCCTTGACAGGGGTGTATTGACCAACTATACATACCGCCGTGTCTAGCCGGACTAGACACCCCGCCATCGGCACCCCAAGGCCGCTGGCGGGCTTCCTTGGGGAGGTACTTGGGGAGGGGGTGCACGGATGTTCGACCCGGTCATAGCGTTCGTTCTGCTCGGCTGCATAGCGGCCGTGTCCATTGGCTGCGCCAAGCTCGTTTCTTGGGTTCTTGATCAGCGTGACCGCGCCGCTGATCGCGCTGCCCGGCAGGCTGCGATTGTCGCAGGGGCTTGCGCCGGCTATCTCAACCGCAGGCCGCACGGGGAGGTGCGCCGTGGCTGAGTGTCTGATCATTGGATCTGAGCAGTGGGGGGAATTGATGCGCGCGCTCGGCGCGTTCTTTCTGCTCGCAATCGGCATGGGTTGGCTCGGCCATTTTGATCTAGCCCTCTGGGAATGGCGCATTCGCCGCCATTTGCGGCGTCGTCGCATCGCTCGTATTCGGGGGGCATCCAATGGCCGCTAAGGTCAACCCCCGTTTCTTCGAGCCGGTCCGCTCAACCTCGCCGCTGGAAGCCGAGATTCACGGCTTGGTGCAGATGGAAAAGCTGCGCTACACCATCGAGCAGCGCCTGCAGGGCGGCAGCTGGACCCACAAGAGCAACTATGGCGCCGATGAGGCCCATGCCCTGCGTAACGCCCGCTGGTTCCGCCAGATGCTGCGCGGCAAGGTCGAGTTCCGTGTGTGCGTGTGCCTGGGCGACGCCAAGGCCGTGATCTTGGGCGAGGTTTCGCCGTGAGCGCGGTGCTGGCCGGGTCGAGACTCCCCGCGTCTAACAGGGGAGTCAGTGAATTCAGCAACCCCGAGGGAACCCTGACGGTCGGCATTGACTGGTTCTCCGCCTCTAT